AAGTAGAAGATGCGATCGTTCGTGTTGACCGCAGTCTCAGGACTCGACGCGGACGCGACAAGGCGGCCGTCATAGTAGAGTCGGTGCGTGATGTCGGCACCGGTCGCGTTGCCGTCGTATGTCTGCACGGCGCAATGCCAGCGACCGTCACTGTAGGTCTGCGTCGACGTTAGAGTGCCGGTTGCGTCGCCCTGGACGTCACAGCCGATTTGCGTTGGACTGGAAAAGTAGATGCCGGTGGCAAGGAGGGTGTTGCGCGCGGTCATGAAGATGTACTTCAGCGTCTGGGCCGTACTCGTGCGAAACCAGACGCTGATAGTCAGCGAGCCGCCAGGAGAGATGCCGCGCTTGCCCTCGATGTCTAGGTCGAGGAAGCTGGCCTGCGCGTAGTCGTTGACGCCGTCGAACGCGAGCGCCGGCCCGCGATCGGTGCTGATCCAGTCAGTGGCGGGGTCCATGTTCGCCAGGAAAGCCCCGTTGAACGATGTGGCGCTACTGCCCGCGCCCCTGGCCAGGTTGTTGAGGCGCGTACCGTTACCCTCGTTGAAGAGGAACCGGCCGATCAGGCCACGCGTGAGCGGATGGCCGATGGCCAGCCCAGTGCCCAGCGGTGGCTTGTTCGGAAGGATGGACGCGCGCACGGATTAGCCGATCGAGTCGCCAGTGACCATGAAGGCTTCGACGGCGAAGGCCTGGGTGAACTGCGAGCCGTCCACGACGAGACGTAGCCGCTTGATCGCGGTGAGGTCGAACTGCAGCGGGTACATCTCGGCGCGGTCGTAGATGGTCGCGCCGGTCTGGGCGTTGGTCAGCGCGTCCTCGACGGTGACGCTGGTATTCACGACGAGGCTCTTGATGCGCCCCCACTCACTGCTGCCGATCGTGGTGTTGTCGATATAGACGATGTCGCCGACGGTGAGGTTGGTCGTGCTGGCCACGGTGATCAGAGACGCGCCAGCGTTTACGGTGCCCGTCACCGCTTCGGCTTCGCACGCCTGGAAGTCAGTGGCGACGGTCGTCAGCGGATACCAGTGGCCATTGCCGGACGCCTTCGCGGAAACCTCCACGCGGAAGACCACGCCAGCGCCTGCAGCCGTGGCTGAGCGCCGCCCGAAGTGGATGAACATGCTGGCGGCGAACTTCGACGACACGTCGATCGCGCTGGAGATAAGGACACCGCTGGCTGCCACGGACTGCAGTGCCAGGACAGAGATGTCGGAGGTCTTTGTGATCGTAGCCATTTAGTGATTCCGCTTACTGTGTGTAGCCGTAATACTTGAGGTGCATCGCCAGGTCGGCCAGGGTCGCCGTGATGAGTGCATTGACCATCTGCGCGACCGACTGCGAGGATGCGCCGCCGGACTCGGCCGGGATCTCTGCGACGATCTCGATCACGTCTCCGGCGAGAATCGCCGTGCGCTCAGCAGAGTCGGTCTGTCCAGGCGCGGTGCCGATCGACAGAACGGTTGTGTTGAAGCCGGCCGCGACCCAGCAATCCTTCCAGGCCTTGTTGGCCGAGTTGAAGCCGGCGGGCATCGGCGTGTGGATCGCGACGCGGTATCGGCCCTGGCCGCGCGAGTCTAGAACGTGAACAAGCATTGCTATCCCTTACGCGCGCCCTAGTTGGACTGCGTCTCGTGTCGACCGTGCCAGCTCTAGCGGCAGCCGGCCCATCAGGCGCCGAAGCGCGCGCAACTCGGCTAGGATCGCGGTGTCGGATTCGTGACCGCCGCCATGCTGCGCGGCGAACGAACCGACCTTGCTGGCCGGCACCACGAACTCGTCTTCGCCGGCTTCGGCTAGGATGACGTGGACGCCGCCGCGCGCGGCGCGCACGAGGCCGCCGGTCTTCATCGGCTCGCCGGTCTCGTCGTCATAACCGTCCTGGTCACGATCGGTCTTGGGATGGCCAAGGCTGTTGTTGTGGCCAGGCGGCGGATCGCCAGTATGCGTGCGGTTGGTATTGACGTTGATGTTGACGGTGCGCGGAATGCCGGTGATGGCCTCGATCAGTTCGAAGATCGCGTCGCGGACCTGTAGGATCGGGTCCTTCGGGAAGGCGATACCGTTCGCCTTCGCGATGTCCATCAGCTTCTGCTCTTCGTCGGTGAGTTGATAACCGTACAGGTCATGCGCCTGCTGAAGCGCAGCCAGCAGCGGCAGCGTTGCCATGATCGACGCGTTCTGATCGCCGCTGGCCGCGTAGGCCTGCTCATAGACCTGCACGGCCGTATGACCGAAGCCATGGAATGCCGCTTCGGTGAGCATGCCGGCGTTGGTCAGGCCGATCAGACCATCGCGCAATGCGGCGGCGCCTTCTGCTGCGCCACGGAACGATTCGTTGTTCGCGTACTGGAAGAAGGCCATCACAGGGCCGAAGATGGCCGCGACGTCGAAGCCCTTCTCCGTCAACACCGCGACGAGGTTGTTGAACGGAACTTCGAGCGCGTCGATCGCCGCGATGAGGCCGAATTCCTTGACCGCGCCCCAGAACACGGCATTGAAGATCGCAGCCGCAGCCTCCGCGTCAGCCTGCGTGTTGATCGCGATCTTGACGCCAGGCTTATCCTGGTCCTTCGTGCTGACCGGCTTGAATAGCGTGTTGACGCCAGAGACAGCGCGGTTCAGGTTCTGCTTGATGTGCTCCGAGATGGCGGTAACTTCGAGGCCAAGCGCTCGGGCGTTGAGGATCATGCCGAGCATCGTCCGGTTGATCACCTCGCCCGACTGAGCCGCTTCGTTCTTGGCGAGACCGAACGCGATACCGATCTGCTCAATTCCCTTGGCGGCCGGGATCGAATGATTGGCCACGCCGATCATCAGCTCGGCGATCTGATGCTGGAAGCCTTCGACCGTCTTCTTCGAGTTGCCGATGATCTGGCCAAGGAAGAGAAGCGACGCGTCCTTCAGGCTCAGTCCGAGATCACGCGCGCTGGCCTCGATCGTCTTGGCCATCTCCTTCGTGACCGCGACGCCCATGTTGCGCCCGATGATCTCTGCCCAATCGGCCCAATCCGGCTTCATGAAGGCGCCAGCAAACGCGCCGACCACGGCACCGACCACGGCGCCCTGCCACGTCTTCGTCGCAGCGAAGCCGGCCTGAGCGCCCAGGATTGCGCCGTTGACGGCGCGCTCCATCGTGCTGGCCGAGTCAGTCGCCTGCTTGAAGGCGAGCGCGAGCTTGACGACGGCCACGCCCATTTCGAGAGCGCCTTCCGTGTCAAACTTGAAGCCCTCGAACTTACCGGTGGACTCGTTGAACTTGTCGAACTGGGCCGCGTAGCCCCTCTGGAACTGCGAGATGGCTTCGGCGCCGCCAGTGGCACCGGCAAGCATTCGGCCAAGGAAGCTGTCTGCCGACACGCCGAGTAGCTTGAACAGCGAGTCGAGCGTGCGCACGGCGAGCGCCCAACCCTTGTGCTCGTCGACGATGTCCTTTACCTTCTGCTTGTAGAGTTCGGCCTTGTCCTTCGCTTCCTCGAAGAGCGCGATCTCTTCCTTGAACGCCGTGACGTCGCCCTTGCCGAAGTGGACGCCGCCAACCAACGACGGCACGTTCTTGGGAGTCGTGATGTTCGGCAGCTTGCCGATCGGTACGTCCTTCAACTCGAAGAACTTCTTCGTGATGAAGTAGAGGCGCTCAAGCGCGGCCACTGCGCCAGGCGAGGCCGTCTCGACCTTGGCCAGCGACGTAGCCGTGGCCTCGCCGAATAGGCGAATCGTGTCGTGTGCGAAGATGAGCTGTTCGTTGGTCGGCTCAAGGCCAGTTTTGGCCATCGCCTTGAGCGCATCGCCGAAATCGACCATCTGCTTCTCGGCTTCGGTGAGGCCGCCGAACATCTTCTCGAAGAGCGCCTGCTGCGCGGCGGCCTTGGCCCCAGCGTCGATGTCGCGGATGGCCTGCTCCATCGAGCGCAGCGCGCCGACGTTGTCCTTCGCGACAACCCGCGCCTCGACCATGCGCTTGGCCGTGGCGCGCTCGATCTCGGCGATCATCTTTTCGTATGTGGTGCGGTGTGCGTCGCCGAGCTTGTCCAACTCTTCGCGCAGCCGCTCCTGCATCTTGATGAGCGCGTCGGTCGCCGCCTTCTCTTCGGCGATCTCCTGCGGCGTGCGGGTTCCCGTGGGAGGGAGCACGCGCGCGCTGGACTGAAGGTCTCGCCCCTCAAGGCCTACCGACGCGCCAACCATGCGCAGCACCTGCAAGAGCGACACAGCCTCGCGCAGCACCGGAATGTTCATTAGCACTGCGTCGACAGCGGCGATGAAGCCGTCTTCGAACGTGCTCCAGAACGCCTTGACTTCGTCGCGCTGGCCGTGTGCCTTGGCCAGCTTGAGCACCTGGAGCGCGACCACGTCGAGGCCAACGCTGATGTCGGTTAGGATTGTCGCGGCAGGCCGCACGCTCTCGACCAGGTCGCGCTGGAAGGCAGTGCGGAACGCGGTACCGAGCGTGTACGCGGCATGACCGAGCGGCTGAAGCGCGGTCAGAAGCAGGTTGAGCGATGGCAGGAACGTCCGGCCAACCTCGATGCTGGTCGCCGTGATGGCGTTGCCAAGCAGCTTCATGCGCATCGTCGCCGTGTCCCACCGCAGGTTGGACATCTCGACGATGGCGGTGCCGCGCTCCATCTCTTCTGCGGCGAACTTGAGCGCTTCGGCCAGACCCTTCGAGTCGTTCGCCATTGCGGTGAAGATGCCGCCCGTGGTGCGCCCGGTGAATCCGAGTTCGCGCAACGTCTTCGAGACGTTGTTAGCCTTGGCGTCAGTGCCGCCGAGCGCCAGCATGAAGCGCTGGAATGTCTCGGCCGGGTTCTCTTTGGCCAGCTTGCGGAACTGCTCGACAGGGAGATTCAGCGTCTTGGCGAACGCCGCCGCCTTCTTGCCGCCCTCGTCGGCCGCGCGCTGGAAGGTCTGCAGCATGCGGAACATGGCCGTGCCGGACTCGGCATAGCGATTGTTCAGCGATGCCGCCTCTGCGGCGAAGCCGACTAGCTGCGAGTTCGTCAGGCCGACGATGTGGCCCATGCCGGCCCACTTCTCAGCGACAGAGATGATCTGGGCCTCTGTGGCGGCCGTCTTGGCGCCGACGAACATGACGGACGATGCGAAGCGCCGCAGCTCGTCGTCTGTCATCTTCGTCTGCGCCTGCATCTTGCCGAGCGACAGCGCCATCGTCTCGGCCGTGGCGCCGTCGAAGCTGGTCGAGATGCGCGCGATCGTCTCTGCGAAGCCGGCGAGCTGGGACTGCTGCAAGCCCATCTGCGCGCCGATCTGGGCGAACTTCGCCAGCTCCGTCGCGGCAACAGGAATGCGGGTCGACAGCGAGATCAGGTCGTCTTCGAGTTGCTTGGTCGCGGAGGAATTAGCGCTGTCGCCGAGCACCTTCTTGACGTTGGCGAACGCCTCTTCCCACTTCATCGCGTCCTGCAGCGACGTGGCAAAGGCGTCGCGCAGTCCGGCGAGGACCGGCGCGATCATTGCCGCCGCCGCCTTGAACGCGATGAACGCCAGCCCGGCCGCGATCAGGCCTCCGGCAAAGACCTGCATGCCGGCGCCACCAGACTCGCCGATCTGCTTCCAGACCGTGGCAAGCGTCTGGCCAGACTGCGCCATCGAGCCGGCCGCTTGGCCGACCGCGCTTGCGCCCTTCCTGGCTGCGTCCTGGAGCTTGGACGAGTCGCCTTCGATGGCGACACTGATCTTGCCGACTTCGGTCATTTACTTTGGTGGGGCTTGAACGCGCTGCGTGTCGCGACGCCGACGCCACTCCGCTTGCTGTCGCGGGTTGAGGCCGGCAGGCATACCTTCGTCGGTGGTCGACGCGGGCATGTCTTCTGGGAACGCGCCTGGGTATGAGCGGAACAGCGCCTCGACGGTCAGAGTGGAATCTGGTCCGAGATGAGGACGCATGACGTGATAGACCTCCCACGCCTTACGCATCGCGTGCCTGTTCGAGCGCCTGCGAAACGCCGTGATGAGGTTCGCCGTCTCTGCCGGCGTTGAGCGCCAGAACTGAGCCGGAGATTGGCCGAGCAGTACGAGCGCGATCTCGTGATTGACCCGTACGCGCTCGGCCATCGTCGAGGCCATGGTTAGGCCGCGTCGGCTTCTGCGACCTCTGCTTCGGGCGCAGCGTCGCCGAGATCATCGGTCTGCGCGGTGGCGACCCTGGCCTTGCCGAGCACGCCGGAATCGACTAGCGCCTTGACCAGATCGGTCGAGAGCTGTCCGATGTCGCCACCGTTTTCGAGGTAGCGATTGATGCGCGCCTTGACCTGATCGAGCGTCAGGTTCGGCTCGGCATGGCGCATGCCGACCCAGGCCACGTAGGTGAGTAGACGAGGCCCGACGTCCTCCGAGAACGCCTTCGGCAGAGACTTCTTGTAAGCCTCTTCGAAGTCGCAGATCGCGGTCCAGGAGAAACGCACAGGACGCGGCTTGTCGAAGGTGATGAGTACGGCGGGACGGTTGGGGGAAATGGAAGGCACGGACAGACTCCTGGCTCCGGTGTGGAGGTGAAAGGAAAGACGTGGCGGGTCGGAACCCAACCGACCCGCCGGGGTGCCACAGGGACGAATGCGACGGCGTACCGTCGCGTGGGGGGACTGGTATTACGTGATCTGACGCACGAGGGTGCCAGCGGGCCGCAGCTTGCTGTTCACCTTCTGCAGCGTGCCCACGCCGCCCGAGATGGGCTGGTGGACTTCGAGCAGTGCGATGGCCGCGCCGGGGATGACGCCCGTGCCGCTGTAGCGCGGGTTGGTGGCCGCAGGCGCGCCAGCGTCAGGACGCAGGTCCATCGTGAAGGCGGCCACGCCGATGAGGGCGTTGAGAGTCACGTCGACCGACGACGCGGCGTAGTCCTGGAAGAAGACGATCTCGACGTTCCAGTCCTTGAGACCGGCGATGAACTGGTGAGTGTCCATCGACATCGAGGTCTTCTCAAGCATGTCAGCCTTGTGCTCCAGCTTGATGGACTCGACGTGATTGCTCAGGTCGACCGCGTTAAGGTTTGCGTATCCGTTGTAGAAAAGAGAGACGGCCACGGAAGGTTCCTCCGAAAGTTAGCGAATGCCGGCCGAGACGGCGGCAGAGAACGACGTGCCGACAAGAGTCCAGTCGGCGTACCAGAACGTGTCGGTGATGGGACCGCTGACTTCCTGGTACTCGGACGTAACGCCAGCAGCGGTGGTGAACGTCATGCGCGTGGTGGCGCCTCCGACGATGGCGGATGTGTTCGACTTGATGCGCATCACCAGGCTCGTGCCGTTGAAGGCGGTCACGTGCAGGCCGCCGACCAGCTTCTGCGTGGCACCGACAGCGCCAAGGTTGTTGTTGATCGTGCCGTTACCAGTGGCTACACGAGAAGCCAAAGGAAGAAGCAGCCGGCCGCGCACGCACTTGTTGCTGGCCGACTTCACGCTGAAGTCGAACGAGCCGACGTTCTGCACGTTCAGGTCGAACGCGTAGGCGTCGGCGACGCCGCGAAACAGGTACGCGACCTCGTTGTCGGCCTTCGTCGGCGTGAGCGTGAAGACCTTCTCGGTCGCCTTGATCTCGTTGAAGAGGTTGTAGTCGACCGCCTTTGGCGTGGCGAGGTCGTCGAACTGCACCCAGCCGCGACCGGCGACCTCCATCATGTTGAGACCCGGTCGGAAGATGTGGGTGTCGTGACCGAAGCGCGTGACTTCCTTGACGTCGATCTTCTGGTCGAGTCGCACTTCGGTGTGGTCTGCGCTCAGGTCGTACGGACCGTAGAGCAGGAACGGATCGTAGAAAAGAGTGACGGACATGACGTGTTACTCGTGCGCCTCGTGCTCGACGACGAACTCATGGATCTCGGGCTCGTCTGCGATCTGTGCGAGCGCGCCGACCTGGAAGAGAAACGCGAGCATCGTCTCGTCCACTTCGTCGCCGGTCTCGGGCGGGAAACGCTTGATCGCGCCAGTGGCGAGGTTCGTCTCTGCGCGCGGTGCAGCCTCGTAGCGACCAGGCGTGAACTCTTCGTTGGGGTTGATCACGCGGCCACCGCGCAGACAGATCGGGTTTGATCCGACGTTACGAAACTTAGCCACCGTTACTCTCCTGTGTGGATGTGGTAATCAGGCCGCCGGTTTGCCGACAGCGTCGGCATGCGTAGCGGCTGGGCTGGCCAGCAGTCGCGGCTGGCACGCGGTACTGAGCCGGGTGTAAACACCGGCCATCGATTTCTTCAGGCTCCGGCTCGGGCTGTTCGGGCCAGCAGACCTCGACCATCTTGGTCAAGGCGCCGACCTGCGCGGCCATAAGCAGGGCCTGCTGCGCTAGCGCCTCAAGCTGCGCGAGCAGCGAGTCGCGAACGTTAGCCACGCGGCTTGTGTACGAGCACTGGCGTTACGAACAGCATGCGCGCGTCCTTGTCTTGCCCGTCTCGAAACGGAGGCGCCAGAGCCTGGAGGAAGTACGCACGCCCACCCTGAGTCGTGGCCACGTGGTCGAGCTTCACGTAGACCTGCTCTGCCACGTCGCGCCCAGCCTCGTAGTCCTTGCGCGGACTGCGCACATGAACTTCAAGTAGCGGGCGCTCCAAGAGCGGCGCGGCACCGCTAGGCCCCATGGCGCGCACGGCCTTCATCCCTTCGGCCTCGATCAGCGAGATCACAGCGTCCGGCGTCTCCGGTAGGGAGCCGCGCTTGACCGCGAACGTCACGCTGTTGGACGTGAAGGTGAAGCCGTTGAGGTAGGCTTCGATGTCTTCGATGAGCACTTACTCTGGGCCAAGCATCTCGTCGACGTCTTTGCCGGCCTGCTCGCG